TATGAAGAAGCCAGTTGGTCGCATGATTGCGGCAGAGACTCGCTCAGACGGTATCTATGCAACCTTCAAACTCTCACGCTCTACAGGCGGCAACGATGCTTTAGTTATGGCTCAAGAAGGACTTGTCTCAGGTCTCTCAGTAGGTGCAGAAATCATTGCATCTAAGCCTTCACGCGATGGACACATTGTTGTCACAGCCGCGAAGCTCAAAGAAGTTTCTCTCGTAACTGAACCGGCTTTCAAGTCTGCTCAGGTTCTAGAGATCGCAGCAGAGGAATCACTCCCTGCTGAACCAATCCAACCAGAAAGCGAGCCAGTCGTGGAAGAAACCACTACACCGGTAGAAGCTCCAGCAGTTGAAGCAGCAGCAGTCGAAGCGGCTCGCCCAACAGTTGCAGCATCACACTACACAAAAGAGCGCACAGCTCCAATCACATCAGCTCAGTACCTTGAGGCATCAATCAAGTCAGCTCTCGGAGATGACGAAGCACGCCGCACAGTACGCGCAGCAGATGACTCAACATCAACAAACACAGGTCTGACACTCCCTCAGCACCTCAACTCATTCATCACAGATACATTCTCAGGGCGCCCAGCGTTCGATGCTGTAACTCGCCAATCTCTAATTGAGTCAGGCATGAGCTTTACAGTTCCACGCCTCTACACACAGGCAACTTCAGCAGACACAGCTCCAGCAGTTGCAGATGTCAATGAAGGTGCATCAGTCACAGACACAGGCATGACCTCTGCTTATGACACAGTTTCAGTAAACAAGTTTGCTGGACTCAACCGAGTATCTTGGGAGCTAATAGATCGCAGCTCACCTGCGTTCATGGAACTTCTAATGGCAGAACTCCGCAAGGCATACGAAGCAGCAACAGATAAGGCTCTTATCGCTGCGTTCACAGCAGATGGAACACAGGCTACTTCAGTTGCTACAACAGCAGCAGGACTTCAGTCATTCATCTCTGTAGAAGGTGCTAAGGCATACAAGGGAACTGGTGGCGATTTCGCTAACAAGCTCGTTGCTTCAACAGACCAATGGGCTGCTATCACAGGATACGCAGACACAACAGGTCGCGCACTCTACTCAGCACAAGGCGCAACACAGAACGCATCAGGAACAGCAGTTGCTTCAAGCGTTCGTGGAAATATCCTTGGAACTGATCTCATCGTAGATCACAACATCACAACTTCAGGAATCATTGACGAGTCAGCATTCCTCGTTGCTCCGGGTTCTGTATATGTTTGGGAGTCACCTCAGACACAACTTCGCCTTAACGTTCTTACAACAGGCGAACTCGAAATCGCACTTTACGGATACTTGGCAATTTACGTTGGCAAGTCAGGTAAGGGCGTTCGCCGCTTCAATATGACTGCTTAATAGCAGCACCTAAGTCGCTAGAGGGGGCTGCCAGAGCCCTTGCAGCTCCCTCTAGTCTTTAGAAAGGATAACAATGAGCATCACAACAGTCGCAGAGCTTCGTACCGCACTAGGTATCGGAACTCTCTATACTGATGCCGTATTGCAGTCAGTCTGTGATGCGTCTGATGATGTTATGTTGCCTTTTCTATGGACTAACACGACTCCAGTAATCGGGCATAGCAACACTACTAACACAGGCACTTCTTATTTTCAAGATCGAGTTGATGATGTGTTCTATGTAGGGCAGTCTCTAAATATCACAGGCTGCGGAAGCAAGCACAACGGCAATAAGACTTTAACTGGCGTGGGTGAGTATTCAGTAACTTATGCAATTACAGGCAATAACAATGTTGAAACGCCTTACCACCCAATTAACCCTTACGGCAAAGCATCAGCAGATACCTATGTCGATTACACAACTATCCCTGCTATCCAAGAGGCAAGCCTCATGATTAGCGTTGCAATCTGGCAGGCTCGTCAAGCTCCAACAGGACAAGGCGTAAGCATCGATGGATTCGCTCCAAGCCCTTACACAATGTCTAACCAACTTATGGCTCGCGTTCGTGGCTTACTTGCACCATATCTCAGCCCTAACTCAATGGTGGGCTAATGCCAGCGATTACCACCCTACGATCTAGCATCGCCTCAGCTCTTACTGACAATACCAAGTGGTCAGTATTCTCCTATCCACCAGCGAGCCCTATTGCTAACTCTGTAATCATCAGCCCTGCTGATCCGTACATCACTCCAACTAATAATGACCGGACATCAGTTGCGCCTTTAGCCAACTTTTCAATCAATATCCTTGTGCCTTTACTCGATAACCAAGGCAACCTTGCCGGTATTGAAGATGATATTGTAAGAATCTTTCAGCTTCTCGATGCTTCAAGCATTGTGTTCAATGTAGGAACTGTGAGCGCTCCAGCCGTTCTCAGCCTACCAACTGGAGACTTGCTGAGTTGTACAATACAGATCAGCACCCTAACGGAATGGAGTTAAATCATGACCGATTTAGCGCAATGGGAAAAAGAAAATGAAGCCTTCCTGATTAAAATCGGTCAGGTTGCTTCTAAGCCAGAAACGAAACCAACAACTAAGAAAGACGAGGAATAAGCCGTGTCAGTATATCTAAGCAACGGAGTGGTTCTTACTGTAAACGCGGTAGATCTCTCAACTCTAGTTTCATCTGTAACAATCAACCGTTCATTCGACGAGCTCGAAGTGACAGCAATGGGTGACTCAGGTCATAAGTTCGTCAAGGGTCTTGAAGCATCTTCAATCACTATTGACTTCTTTAACGATGAGGCAACTGCTAAGACTCTTCAGACTCTTCAGGCTGTATGGGGAACAAGCACAACAGTCACAGTCAAGCAGACTTCTGCAACAGTATCAGCTACAAACCCACTCTACACAATGAGCTGCCTTGTAAACAACACAACACCTATCAACGGTGCAGTTGGAGACCTTTCAACTCAGAGCGTAACTTGGAATGTAAACGGTACAATCGCTGTAACAACAGCACCATAACCGAAACTAACTAAGGGGCTAAACATGGCAAAGCTAAAGGTAACAAGGGCTGACGGACAGGTTCAAGAGTTTGAGATAACTCCCCTGATCGAGTACGCCTTCGAGCAATACGCCAAGAAGGGCTTTCACAAAGCTCTGATAGAAGACCAGAAGCAATCAGATGTATATTGGCTGTGCTGGGAAGCAATTAGACGCTCGGGTGAAGTGGTCAAACCTTTCGGGGAATCATTCCTTGAGACTCTCAAGTCAGTTGAGGTCTTAGAGTCTGACCCTTTAGGGTAGATCGGAACTCCCTCACCTATCTCGCAGCTCGCTTGAGTTACGAGTATGGAGTTCCTTTCCAAACCATTGTTGAGTTATCACCGATGGCGTTCAAGGCACATTTAGAAGTCCTCAAGGACATAGGGAAGGAGCGAAGCGATGCCAGTAGAACTGCAAGGCGCGGTCGCTCTTAGAAAAGCCCTGAAACAATATGCGCCTGATTTAGCCAAGGAAACTCAGAAGGAAATCGCTGGACACTTGCGCAAGGTTATTGTTCGTGCGCGTGGCTTCGTGCCTTCTGATGCTCCTTTAAGTGGCTGGGGCAACGATGTAGGAGATTGGGCTTACAGAGCCTTCGATGCCAGAACAGTTAAGAAGGGTCTTGGCTACAAGGCAACACCCGGAAAGCCTAACAAGCGTGGCTTCAGAAGCCTTGCAAAGATATTCAACTCTTCTGCTGCTGGTGCAATCTATGAGACAGCAGGTCGAAAGACTCCTCAAGGTTTGCCACCTTCTCAGATGGTCAAGAAGTACCGCAATGGTCGATTCATTATGGAACGAGCTAGTGGTAGAGATGTAAACAAGTCTGCCAATCCTAATGCAGGAAAGCAGTTCATCGCATCACTTCCACCTCTTGTTGATTCACAGCAGAGCAATAGTGCTGGTCGCAGAACTCGTAAAACCAAGGGTCGCTTACTCTTTAGAGCATGGGCGGAAGACCAAGGCAGAACCACAGCAGCAGTTGTCAAGGCAATTCAGAGCTCTAATCAAAAGGTTATCACTCTGACTAAAGGCGCAGGCAATAAGACATTTAGAGCAAGGAGCAATGGCTAATGGCAGCTAATACTGATCTAGGGATTAATATAGCCACCACGCTTGATGCGACTGGCTTAAGAAAAGCAGACAGCGCAGTAAAGCGTTTAGATAGCACAGTAAGTAAGTTAGGTCGCAACCTTGGCTTAACCCTTGGTACAGCCGCTATGGTGCAATATGGCAAGGCAGCAGTTAAGGCTTTTGCAGCAGATGAGGCAGCAGCCAACCGATTAGCAACGGCAGTAGATAACCTTGGGCTTTCATTCTCACAGGTTCAAGTCACAACCTTTATTGCAGAACTTGAGCGCAGCGCGGCAATCGCTGACGATATTTTAAGACCGGCGTTTCAGGGTCTATTGACCACAACCGGATCACTTACCCAGTCTCAGAAACTGCTTAACGATGCAATCCAAATTAGTCGCGCAAGTGGCGTAGATTTAGCCACAGTAGCAACGGACTTAGGTAAAGGCTATGTAGGCATTACTAGAGGCTTGATTAAGTACAACACAGGTTTGACTAGAGCAGAGATTACAACTAAGTCATTTAACGAGATTCTAGGCATTATGCTCGCCCGCTCAGCCGGTTCAGCACAGGCTTATCTTGATACAACTTCTTACAAGATGGAAGTCCTATCGGTAGCAACTGGTAATGCTCAGGAAATAATTGGAGAAGGGTTAGTTGATGCCCTTGCTAAAATCGGCGGGGGTTCAGAAGCTAGTGATGCCGCTCAAACAATCGAAACCTTTGCTAAAGCATTTAACACCTTTACAGGAGTTGTTGGAACAGCAGTTGGAGCTTTAGTTAAGTATTACAAGATTAGACAAGATATTGGTCGCCTTATTGGTGGCGAAAAGGGTTTAATCGGCAACCTGTTTACTAATGAGCCAAGCACCAATAGATCTAAGTCACCAGCAGGCACAGCACAGCGCACAGCCCAGCAGCGAGCTGCAGAGGCAACAGCAGCCAAGCGAGCCAAGGAATTAGCAGCCTTGCAGACTAAGCAGGTTAAAGCTCAGAAG